ATGTGTATAAGATTCAGCTGAAATCACCTTAACTTCTCTTATAAACTTAATAAACTCTTCTTGTGTATAAAAAAGGATCTCTTTTTTCTTCTGATACGCATCCCTGAAATTGCCTATCTTTATTAAAGGATTTTTGTCTAGATACCCAACAGTAAGCGCCCAGTTCAGCAAGCCCCTAAATGCTCCATAGATATTCTTTTTCATCGTAAAGGATAAATCCCTCGAACTGATGTCGTTCTTCCATGAGACGAGCTGTTTTGAGGTTAATTTCTTGAGTTTTACATTGAGAGGTCTTATATATCTGTTTAATATCTGTGCATTCTTCTTGAGCGTGCTTTCTCTTATCTCATGCTTTTTCGTTTCTAGGTATAAGTCTATCAGCTCCGGCACAGTTAAGTCGGAGGACTCCTCTTTAGTGGAATTGAGCATAGAGGCTTCGAATTTCTTGGCCGACTCTTTACCATATGCAATGCGAGTGATGGTCTTGTATTGACCATCTTGAGTATAATTAACTCTTATAAGGTATTTTGTGAGTCCGTCTTTCTTTTCACTTGTCCTATAAATTGGCATGGCAACCTCCTTGATTTTGGGTACAAAAATACCCCTCTATTTGACATTAAGGGGCTGCAATGGTACAATTTCGTTGTTCAGACGGGTTGTACAATGCAGCCTTATACATTGCCCTCGGTTTCGGTCGGGGGCTTTGTTGTTTATTTCAATTTCTTTAAGCTTGAATTTTCTAGAAGTGATGTCATTTGACTTTTAGCAGCGGCATTTAGCTTCACAAGGCGATCTGGTTGAGGAATGCCATCTTTGATTAACTCAGCGTTATAGCTTTCTAAATTTGTTAAAACGATGAGTTGTTCAAGCGTGGCCGAATCTCTTATATTTTCCGATTTAGACTTGTCCGGATTTAATTTGCGCCACTCTTTTGCTGTCATTCCAAATAATGCCACATTTAGAACATCAGCTTCATTTGCATATACATATCCTTGCTGCTGTTTTGTTAAGTCCTCCGGAATTAAATTTTCTTGTATGGCATCGGTGTGTATTTTATAGTTAGTTTTAGTGAGAAGTCGCCTCATGTTCCAGTTTAGTGATAGCCTGTTGCTCTCGTCTTCTTTTAATCTCTGATAATCTTTAATTATATAAAGCTTAAACTCAGGTGAAATCCAAGAAGCAAATTCAAAAGCAATATCTTTATGTGCATAAGTTCCACCGTATCGTCCCGCTTTGGAACGGATTCCAATAGCTTGCATACGATTTATCCACTGAGAAGGGGTCATTACTAATCTACCCGGTTCACTTCTAACCGTCTGGAATTCCATACGGTTAAAATTCGGATTGTATAATTGCTCCCAAGTTGCTAAAAAATCAATGGTTGCATAAGAACTAAGCCAGTTTGAAACCACTATTCGTGGATCTTCAGGATTTTTATGTTTAGCAATATCCGTTAGTGAAATATAATCATCCTCATCGCCTTGTGATACAACAGCTATTTCTAAACCGTTAATGTTCATTTTTTCTTGAAATTCTTTGCTCATGTTTCCTCCCTAAACACTACTTCGTCGATGCGTTCGGTTCTTATATCCATATAGACACCTAAAACATTGAAATCGTTGAGTGGAATACCCCAACACACTCGCCTATCACAGTCATCCCTTCGGCATCGGTTACAATCGGCTCATAGTCTGCGTTGCATGGATTGAGTATGATTGTATCGTCTTGCCAGAATACCTTTTTGAGAACTGCCTCGCAATCTGAGTTTATTCTTACGGCATAAATTTTGCCATTCGTATAGTCATAAGTCTTTTTGATAAAAGCTAGATCACCGTTAAATATACCAGCATCAATCATGCTATCGCCTCTAACACGCACGCAAAAATCTGCTTTTACTGAGCTATCTATAAAAAAGTGTCCCTCAAAGTTCTCTTCGCACCAGGTACCTTCGCCAGCGCATATGTCCCCTAGAATTGGTACAGGCTTTGACGCTGGAAATGAAATGTTTGTTATGCCTGCGAGGTCGGGCTCCGATGAGAGGTCTTCTAACCCTAATAATTTCGGTACCGTCAATTTAGTTTTTAGTATTTTTATGTGTTCGTAATTGCGTACCAAGTCGTCTTCAGAAATTGTTATTATTTGCTCGTTTTTATCAAGTATTACATAACTTGCTGTATTTGTTTCTATCGGATTGTAGCCCTGCTCTCTAAGAAAATCTAATAGGTATTGGATTGTGTCATAATAATAATCCACGATTAATTCCCCGTCATTGGTTATCCATCCCATCAAATATGAAGGACTTGTTCCAAGTGTTTTTGCAATCAATTCAATTTTATCGGAAGGGATGTTAGTTATTATATCATTTTCGTATTTGTAAATAGTTTGCTTGGTTGTTCCAATCTTATTAGCTAATGATTCTTGCGTCATTTTTAATAATTCTCGACATTCTTTTATTCGTTGACCAATACTTCTCATTACTTACACCTCCTTATTTGTAACTTTATAATATCACAAAAAAGTTTTTAGTCAATAAAAAAATGACTTGACAAGTTACAAAATAGGGTATATATTCTAAGTAACTTGTAAAGTTACGGAAAGGAGGGCTCGAATTGATTAATGTAAATGCATTGAAAGGAAAAATTGCAGAGAGGGGAAAAACTCAAACTGATGTTGCAAAAGCAATAGGCATAGCGCCTAAAACCTTTTATGACAAAATGAGTAAAGGTGTTTTCGGTAGCGATGAAATCGAAATAATGATTGACTATTTGAGTATTGAAGACCCAATGAAAATTTTTTTTGGGAAATAAGTAACTTGTGAAGTTACTACACCAGCCGGAAAGGAGGAGGGATGAAAGACTATAAAGAATTTAAATCTATACACGTTGATTTAGAAAAAGGAATCTATTTGCTTAACGGAGAACCAATGAAGTATGTGACAGAGATGGACTTAATGCTTGACGGGGAAAGATGGAGCCTTCGCATAAATAAATATGAATGGTTTGAGGAAGGCTCCAGACGAACTCCTAGCTCTATTTCGAGAGCCATTCGTGATACTGGCGCAAGTATTCGAGGACAAGAATAATAGTTGTTCTCACGAGCTTGTCGTCATGAGGATTGAGCTCGACGCCGACTTTGGCAGCTACAGCTTGAGAAAATTTGTCGAAATTAGCGTCGTTAATGGAATCCATAAAATCATCAAATGATTTCATAATAATCACCTCCTTTCGAGGAGATTATAACACAACAACAGAAAGGAGCCACAAAATGAGATTTCCAAATGTGAGACCAGATGTGAAGACAGCATTTGAGATGTATCACTCGCTAACATACTTCACGTCTAGCGATGTGAAAAAATTGTTTGGTTGTGCAGGGTCTACTGCAGCGAAGATTGTAAAGATGACTCGCGATGAAATGGAAAGGCGAGAAATCAAGATGTACTGCGAGCATGACAACTACTTGAATAAAGACGTCTTATATGACCTAGCAGGGCTGGACATCAACAGCATAAACAAGTCATACAAGATGCTAGAAAGGAGAACCCTATGAAAATCAAATCAATCATACCACAGACGCTATTTATATCGGCAGTTCTTGCACTGAATGGTATAGCAACGGCAATAGACACACCTCAAGTATATCAGAAGACGGAATACAAAGTCGTCAGCAATATACAAATTGATGTAAAGGGAATCTCAAACGAAATGATTGACGACATAGCCGTTAGGAGTGGTGTAGACCCTAACATCGTCAAGGCAATAATCATGGAGGAATCAGGAGGCAACCCTAACGCGGTAGGGGACGGTGGAGAATCAATCGGACTAATGCAGATTCAACCAAAGCACCACAAGAAAAGGATGGAAGAACTAGGAATCGTGAGTCTATTCGACCCACAGGAAAACGTCATCTTAGGCTGCAGTATCTTGTCAGACCTCTACGACAAATATGGAAACTACGAGGACGCGCTGAGCGTATACAACTCGGGCAACACCGAGGACGGAAAAGCTTACGCAGAAAAGATACTAAATAAATGACAAAAGGAGGAAGCATGAAAGACATAAAAAAAGACACTCAAGAGAGTGCCAAAATCCAATTTCATAATATCACACCTGAGCTCCCAGAGCAAGGGCTAAACGCAATACAACCATACAAGCTAAATGTAATGATGAAGTATGCAAGCAAGATTATCAATCAGCTTGTGAGCATTCCGAAAGCGAGGGCTAACAATGAGTAAGATAACAGGCTATGTGACAATATTCAATCCAGAAAATTCGCTTGTGTTCAAGTTTGATAACATGGCTGAGCTTATGGCATTTACGCAAACAGCATTTATGACAAGCACAAAGCAGCTTAATGCTCAAATAGTTATAGACAAAGGAGAGGGTGGATATGAGTACTAAAACACACTGGAAGAAGTGCTTTAAAAAAGAGTATATTGGAGCCTGGTATTGCATGGACTCAGACAAGGAACTAACGATTGACCATGCGGTTGAGTCCGAAGAGATAACGGGAGAAAAGGGCAGAAAAGATAAAGAGCCGGTCATTTACTTCAAAGAAATTGGTGAAGATGGCAGACAGCTTAAAATGGTAGGGAACGTAACCAATATGAAGACTATAGAAAAAGTAACGGGAACTCCATTTATTGAAGAATGGGGTGGTCATAAGATATTAGTCTTTGCCGACCCGAATGTGATGTTTGCTGGCGATAAGGTGGGTGGAATCAGGGTAAGACCATTTGCACCTAAACAAGATGAATATTTCTGCGATGAGTGTGGATGTCAGATTACAGATGAAGGTAAGTACACGGCGAGGGCTATTGCGCAGAGTTCGAAGAGTAAATTTGGACGAACACTTTGCATGGATTGTGCAAAGCAAGTCAAAGCAGAGCAGGAGAAAGCAGATTTAGAGGGAGACGTATTAAGCGATGAGAATAACTAAGATTAAGATTAAAAATTTGTTTGGAATCAGCGAAACCGAACTTGACGGAAGAAATATAGAGCTATCTGGCTCAAACGGAACAGGAAAAACATCCGTAATTGATGCAATTAGATATGCTCTAACGAATCAGTCTGATAGAGATTACATCATACGAAATGGCGAAAAAGAGGGCGAGATACTCATTGAGGCAGGTGCAGACCTATATATCAACAGAAAGAAGCGCACGGATAAGGCTGATTATAAGTCAGTTAAAGAAGCCGGCCGAGAAATAGGTAGCCCTGAATCGATGCTCAAGACACTATTCACACCACTGCAGCTCAACCCGGTCGAATTTACCCAGATGACAAAGGCAGAGCAGAATCGTGTAATCCTTGATCTAATTGAGTATGATTGGGACCTTAACTGGATAAGAGAGCAGTTCGGAGAAATTCCTCCGGATGTCAATTATGAACAAAACATTTTGCAAGTGCTGAATGACATCCAGTCCGAAAAGGGTTACTACTTTCAAGAGCGTCAGAACGTGAATCGCGACATCAGAAATAATAGAGCGTTGATTGAAGACATCTCAAAAGATATCCCAAGTGGGTATCAGGCTGACAAATGGGAGGCATTTGATTTATCAGCGAAGTATCACGAGCTCGAGAAGATAAGACAGAGCAACGATCTGATAATGAGAGCAAAAGCTTTTAAGGACTCATATGACAACAAAATGCGAGGATATGAAGCCGAAAAAGAAATTAGCATCTCATCAAATGAGCGTGCGATTGCATCAGAAAGAGAGAGTTTAAAGGCAAACATCGAAAGACTCAAAGCAGAACAGCTCGCTACAGAAGAGAAACTCAAAGGACTTGACGCAAAGCTAGAAGATAAGAATCGTGTTGCGATTGCTGAATTTGAGACAAAGGTTGCAAAGTTGCAAAAGGATATCGGTACTGCTAACGAATATATAGATAAGCCGATAGTTGATACTACTGCGTTATCGGACGAAATATCTACAGCAGAAGAGATGAAAAGACACTTAAACGAATACGCTCGCCTCAAGGCAAAGGAAGAAGAAACAGAGCAGCTTACGGAGGTATCAAATGAGTTTACAAGAAAGATTGAGCTTGCTCGTAAGCTTCCTGGCGAAATTCTTGAGACGGCTACACTGCCCGTTGCTGGTCTAACAGTTGAGAATGGAATTCCGCTTATAAACGGATTGCCAGTCACAAACTTATCCGAGGGCGAAAAGCTTGAGCTCTGTGTAGATGTGGCACTATCTAAACCAAACAGCCTGCAGGTTATCCTCATAGATGGTGTCGAAAGACTGTCAGATTCGAACCGTGAAAGGTTATACGCAAAGTGCAAAGAGAAGGGCTTGCAGTTTATTGCAACAAGAACAACCAACTCGGATGAACTCGAGATTAATTATTTGTAAGGAGGCAGTTAAATGCTAACAAGAGAAAACTATTTTGATAAAGAAAACGAGCTGAAATACTTCGGCTCGTCTCAGTTTAAATCATTCATGAAGTGCGAAGCTTCAACTATGGCAAGAATTAACGGAGAAACAGAAGAAGAAACAAGCACTGCGCTATTGGTTGGATCATATGTTGACGCTCACTTCGAAGGGACATTAGATTTGTTCGTGGCACAGCATCCTGAAATTTTAAAGCGTGACGGTAGCTTAAAAGCAGAATACACGCAGGCTAATGAGATTATAAACAGACTTGAGCGAGATGAAATGTTTATGAAGTACATGAGTGGCGAGAAACAAGTGATTATGACTGCCGAGTTGTTTGGGCACGAGTTTAAAATCCGAATCGATAGCTACCACGAAGGAAAGGCAATCGTAGATCTAAAGGTAATGCGTGATTTTGAGCCGGTATATGTCGAGGAACTTGGACGAGTTAGTTTCGTAGAGGCGTGGGGGTACGACATTCAGGGCGCCATTTACCAGGCAGTAGTTGAGGCAAGTACAGGCAAGAGGCTGCCATTTATCATTGCTGGTGCGACAAAGCAGAAGGATGGAGCTGATTTAGGATTGTTCCAGGTTCCACAGTACAAGCTAGATGCTGCATTAAAGATCGTTGAACATTATGTCGACCATTTTGCTGATATAAAAAGCGGACTAATCGAGCCGAAAAGGTGCGAAAAATGTGCTTACTGTAGGCAGACAAAAAAGCTAAGCAGAATTGAAGTTTTGGAGGAGCTGGCAAATGAATAGTATTAACATCTTCGGTAGATTAGTGAGAGACCCTGAATTAAAGACATATACAAATGCAAAAGGTGAGACTAGTTCTTTATGTAACTTTTCGGTAGCAGTTAATCGTAAATTTGGAGAAGAAACCGATTTCTTTAACTGTACCGTGTTTGGCAAGCGAGCTGAGGTGATTAACAAGTTTTTTGCGAAAGGCAGCAGGATTGCCGTCCATGGTTCGATGCAGTGTATCAAATCGGAAAACAAATATTTCTGGAATCTGATGGTTGATGATTTCACTTTCGTTGATACCAAAAATGAGGCAAAGGCACCAGCTGAGTCACCAAAGGATACATTCGAGGCAATCGATGACGATGTGCCATTCTAGGCGGTGCATCATGATTATACAGATTGATACGAGAGAAAAAGACAGAGCGATTAAAAAGATAATAGCAGAGTTTGACCGACAGGGAATTAAATACATCTCAAGCAAGATGTTTGTTGGTGACTATTGCGATCTATCTAATCCGCTCGTCATTATTGACAGAAAACAGAACATAGCTGAGCTTGCTCAGAACGCAACATCTCAGCATGACCGATTCAAGCGAGAGTTGCTGAGGCTCGATGAAATCGGTGGAAAGATGTACATCCTTGTCGAGCAAGACAAAATTGATGGAGTAAAAATACAATCGCTCGATGATGTGATGATGTGGAAACCAAGGTTCGGTAAGATTATAGGCTTGCAAATCTATAGAATCCTATCAGCCTGGCAGCACAAACACAGTATAGAGTATGTATTTTGCAACAAGGCAAACACCGGCAAGGAAATCATTAGATTATTGGAGGACTCGAAATGAATGGAGTTGCAGAGAAAATAATAAACGCACTGACCATTGAGGATGTCCTCAGAATGTATGGATACGGAACAAGCCCAAAGGGTAGGATTCCGTGTCCTATTCACAAAGGTAAGCACAATAACTTTTGCTATACGGAAAAGGTATATCATTGCTGGAGTTGTGGAGCAAAAGGGGACTTGATTACGCTCGCCATGGAGTTGAACGGAATTACATTTTCTCAAGCGATTGCGAAGCTAAACTATGATTTTTCGCTCGGGATAGTAAATAAAAAGCCAAGTATAAGAGAGAGGCAGGAAATTGCGTTAAATAGCAAAATCTCGAAAGTGGCAGAGGCTCTAAAATCCGATTTAAGCGATTATTATTCAAAAGTGACAGACATACATAGAGGACTATTTAAAGTTCGCTGCAGCTCAGATCTTAAAGCTGACGAAGCGAAGCTAATTGACTATTACATATCTAGTTCCGAGCAATGGCTAGATGACAATATTGAGGGGGTGATGTATCCATGGGTACCATAGATTTTACAAAAGAGGATTATCTGACATCAGTTGTACCATTTGAATACATCGAACAGAGCGATAATGCTCTGGAAAAGGAGCAGAGGAAAGCACTTGTTACAGAGCACGCTAAGTCTGTAGGAATTAAAAACTTCACAACGCTTTATAAAGCTTATTTAAAGATGCTTAAACAGATGGCAAGTAATGACTTGATATGCAACGCAACAAACTTTACAGGTCAGGAATTTGAGCTTGAAGTCGGCACATGGACAGCTGACGATGGTGGCATTTCAAGAGTAGGATATGGCGGAATGGAAGAAGTTGCATGCCCTCACCCTATCATGCCAGTGCTAAGGCTTGACAATGTAGACACTGGGCTTGAAAAGATTAAGCTTGCATATCGTCGAGGTGCAGTTTGGAAAGATATTATTGTTGACCGCAAGCAGATTGCATCAAACAGTTCGATAGTCGGACTAGCCGACTATGGAATTGCAGTCACCTCGGAGAACTCTAGAGCGCTTGTTAAGTATTTGCATGACGCAGAGAATCTAAACTTTGATGTAATACCAAGCAAGAAATCCGTAAGCCGTCTCGGATGGGTTGGAGACGATGGGTTTTCACCTTATGTTGATGGACTAGTGTTTGATGGAGAAGAAGCCTTTAAATCTTTTTTTAACAGCGTGAAGCAAAAAGGCAACAGTAAAAAATGGATGGACCTAGCGAAAGAAATCCGAAATGGGGATAATCCAGCGCCTAAAATTTTATTAGTTGCAGCGTTTGCTTCGGTACTGGTTGAACCGTGCTCATGCCTACCCTTTTTCGTCCATGTTTGCGGTGGAACCGAGACAGGTAAAACTGTTGGATTAATGCTTGCAGCGTCAGTATGGGCTAACCCTGAGATGGGAAAGTACATCCATACGTTTAATTCAACTGCAGTAGCACAAGAGTTATCAGCTGGCTTTGTCAACTCATTGCCCCTAATCCTGGATGAGCTCCAGATTATAAAAGATCGCAAAGATTTTGACCAGCTCATATATCAGTTGTCGGAAGGCGTAGGAAAGGCAAGAGGACAAAAGACCGGAGGTCTGCAGCGAAATGGAACTTGGGCGAACTGCATTATTACATCCGGAGAGCAGCCAATAACTTCGAATACATCTGGAGGGGGTGCGGTCAATAGAATCATTGAGATTAGCTGTGAGGATACAAAGCTATTCGATGATCCTGGACGCATAGTAAAGGTTGTTAAATCGAACTATGGACATGCAGGGAAGGAGTTCGTAAGAATCATTTCAGACGACTCTGTCATGCAAGAAGCAATCAATTTGCAACAGTTGTTTTTCAAGGAATTAAATCAGAAATCTACAGAAAAGCAAGCACTTGCAGCGAGTTTATTGCTGACGGCTGATGCAATCCTCGGCGAGTATATGTTCTTTGATAATGGTTCTATTGGTGTTGAGGATATGAAGGCATATTTGTCAAGCCTGTCTCATATACAC